TACTAACTAGGTCATCGTGTGTTCCTGTTTTACCTGAAAAACTTATGCCTTTGGCAACAAAAGTTTTAAGTTCACTGATCAGAGACTTTGAATTTAACTTCATTCTGTTGCTTTCGATAAGGTGTTTTAGTTTAGCACAGATAGAGATTTTACTGGTATGTGTTGTATTAAACCCTTTTCTAAATCTGCGGACGTGACCTTTCTTTATTGGTTCACTTAAAAATAATCCACGAATACTTTCCTCACCTATTTCATTGATAGTAACAAGTGCCGCTTCTCCTACAGTATTATTTTCAACAGAGTAATATAAACTTGCCTGCGATCCTTTGTCAGCACACTCTTTGTCAATAAAATTACAAATATCTCTTAGTATTCTAACCTGCCCCTGTATCGGGGTAGTATTATGATGCCACTCTGCAACTTGTTCAAAAGATGGTAATTCTAATACCTGTATGGCCGCAGGATCTCCACCGGTGCCTAAACTAGGATCTAGTGCTACGATATATGTACGCTTGGGATCTATTTTTTTATACCAACGACATTGACCCATTTTCATAATAGGTTCTTTGCCTTCTAAGTCTGCTAATTTTATAGCACTTATAAGTGTTTCATCAAATACCAAGAATTCACAATCGTGTTCTCGACGGAAACGTTCTTCTCCAATACGACTACGTTCAACTTCAGCCCAAGCTTCGTCTCGTTCAGGATGTTCACTCCAATGAGCCTTGAATGGAAAAAATCCATTTTTTCCTGTAAGTGTGCTGTTTCCGAATTCATCTGTACGCTTATTTGCTTCGTGCCATATTTGTGCAAATTGATCCTCGTCACTGTTAGGAGTGCTTGTAATAATTGCTTTACCACCAGTAGCAAGTGTAGGTGAAATTGAAGTCCAGAATTCACTGGCTACATTAGGCGGAACAAACGCAAACTCATCTGCGTATAGTAATGATAGTGACATACCACGACCTGTTGTTTCAGTTGTTGTCTGTGCTACAATACGACTACCATTTTCAAACTCTATACTTTGTTTGTTATAACTTGTACAACCTGCACGAATATGATCTGGACACATTTCGTAGGCATAACGAATACGTGCCATAATTTCCTGTGCGCCAGTATATTTGTGTGCGGCAATTAATATTGTACTATCTGGTATGAACATCGCAAACCATAATAGATAACCTGATGCAGTAGTGGTCTTACCTGTTTGTCTAGGTAACAAATTTATATTAAATCTATGTTGGTGATAGCTGTCAATTAATCTACGCTGATATTCAAATGCTTCGTATTTTAACTTACCTTTAACAGGATGTTGAATAAAGAAAAAATTGTCTAAAAAATGATGCGGACCATTAACAGGGTCCATACATTTACCCAGGTCAATAATATCTTGTTCAGTAAACTTTTGTGTACTGTGCGGACTTTTAACTAACTTACCGTCTAAATTTTTTGATCCCATAATATTATTTAATGAAAAAAATAGCCTCCGAAGAGGCTATTTGGATTGTATTTGTTTTAACAATTACATCTGAGGAGCAACATAACCGTGTGCGTTTTCCAAATCATACCAGGCACACATCTTACCTTGACACATTGCTACAATTACAGGAGATCCTCGATCATCAATAGCATCTACTTGCAAACTTTTTTTCTTAAGAAAGTTTACAAAACTTTGTGTAGCCTTGTCATCATTGTCAGTGTAACGACCTTTGAAATTTGGTTCATTTCCGTTAACAAATTGTTCATAGTCTTGATCACCTCTAACACTATGCCATTCGTCACTGCCTGGAGAATTTATATGTGGAACACTTTCTGCAATGAATTTTTGATATTCGGCCATTAATGATTCATATGTAGCAGTAGGTTGTGTACCAATACGTTTTTCACCATTACTTGTTTCACCTGCGCCACCTTGATTTTCGTGATTAGCAAATTCTTCAGCATCGAACGCATTTGCACTATTAGGATCAGCAGGAGTATTATCCCAACTTTCGTCAGTTTCTTCCTCATCACCTTCTTCGTCATCCATATGAAGTTTATCAATTACTCCACGCATAACTTCGCCATCACTAGAAGAAGGACCAACTGATGCAACAGGTTCAGCTGTTAATGTCATTGGTTCAGGTTCAATACCTAAGTGCTCTGGCTCTACTTTCTGTAGCCCAGCAAGACTCATGATATCTTTAAGCATACCGCTTAGTTCTTCACCGCTACCTGCTGTCATATTGATACTAGCAGGAGTGTGTGATTGTCCTGGCATTATACCCATTGGCCCACATTCAGCTATATCTGAGCTTTCAGCAATAACTGCAGGTTCTGTAGTTAAACTATTTGAATCTAGTTCTGCAAGGCGTTTTAATACATCGATCATTTGCATAATATTAATTTCCGTTAAGTGCTTTTACAACATAAGTTCCTTGATCTTTAGCGATAGGGCTAGTTGTATTCTGTGGAAAATCATTTGATGTTTTTCCTGGGTTTTTCATAATGTCATCTGGCGTAGGAGTAGGGATTTGTTCTCCCATTTCTTTACGTTGTAATTTCAAAATGTCATTTAATTCTTTTACAAATCCAGAATTGTATTTGTCACCATAGTAATCTTCAAATTGTGGATTGCCAGCTTCTTTATAATCTGGATCATCTAATAAAGCACCTTCACGTTTTTCTGTAGGTGTTTGATATTCTTCGCTTGGCTCGCCTGGACGACGAACCACTAGTTTTTGTTTACTAACACCTAATTCTGTGCTTAGGTATTCAGTTAGTTCTTGCTGTGTTGTAGGATAATCTAACGTAACTTCGTAGATGCTCACTTCGCAATTTCTAACCTGTGGAAAATCCAAAGGTAATGCTTGGATAGGAGTAGTAGCAGACTTTTTAAAACTGTTTAAGACATAACGTCCTAACAATGTTTTTAAAGAATCTTCTTGCTCGGTAGTAAAATCTCCGGCGATTTTAACGCGGAAAGGATACTGTTTTTTTGACTCGGATAGGTATTCTTTGAAGTTTTTCATAGTAAGTTATTTATTCATATTTTTAATTTTTTCTAGAATGGAGTTACGGTCTGTAATAATAAACCCTTGTCCTTCTACAGTATTTCCGTCTCCGCCTTCCCCGTGCTTTTTATCAATAGCTAGCTTTTTTAGTTGTAAATCAACCATTTTTAGCTTTTTGTCAATTTTATTGGTTTTTGCTTGAATAGCGGCATTCATCATTTGCGCGGCTACTTCAAACATTCTAACACCGTGCCTAGGATCAACATTCATGCCTAAATCATATAGTGCATCGTAGGCTTCTTCTGCTTTCTTAGATAACGCATCTAACTCAGCATCGGCCATATCTCCTAGTCCTTGCACCCTAGGAAGTGCGGCAGCAATTTTGTCAAATTCTTCTAATTTATCTTGTAGATTTATTACAGGAACAGGAGTAGCTGTAGGAGGAATTACCAGCTCCTCATCAGGTGTTAGATCAAATAATTCTTCTAATTTTTTAGTCATAATTGTACTTATTTCTTTTTAGATCCTTGATGGAAAATATCCGATTCATTAATGACTCTAAATTTAATTCCTTGTTGTCTACACCACGCACCTGCGGCTTCCCACTTTGCTATATTTTTTACATACTGTGCTTGATTGTATGAACTTTTTCCAACTTTTTCTACCATCATTTGATTGGCTGGTTTTATTTCTATTAGTTCAACGTGTTTTTTTAATTTTTTGTCAACGTATGTAATTAAAAAATCTGGAATGTATACTGTACTCTTTCCTGTTAACGGATCTCGATATGGGATTTTAACACACTCACTGGCCCATTGTTGTACGCTGGGATTATTATCGCAAAAGCTCATAAATGTAAATTCCCAACTACTTCTATAAACAGGATCTTTTGATCCTAGATATTTTTCAGGATTTTTTATTTTATAAATCCCTTGACTAAATTTCATAACAATATATTTCTACCAATTTCTGGATTTGTTGCAAACGGTGGTGCATATCCTAGTAGGCTTGTTTTAAATCTATTGTAGTTTATAATTTCTGCAACCAACGCACTAATTTCAACACTGTTTAATCCTTGCAATGTATCCATAATTTGCAAAGGATTATAATTATCTTTTTGGGCCTGTTTTATTATGATGATAGCAACTGCCTCTGCCGAATTACTGTCAAACCCTCTAGAAGTAAAAAATCCTTTAATGGCATCGAGCACATTAGAATTAATTTCTAAAGGTGTTGAATACAATGTGTTAATAGCTTGTACAGTCAATGAATCACCGTTAATTGTGGTCGATGGTAAGTTTGTATACTGATTACTCATTATTATTTCTTTGTTGTTATATTAGATAGTAATGCGTTAGTGGTTCCGTCAGTGCTACGATTTGAATATATAGTAATTCCATTATTTCCAACACCGCCTGTGTTAGATACATTAGATGGCTGTGATAGTCCAGCGGCAATAGATCCTGCTAGTATACCCGATGCAATGCTATATCCTTCTTTGGCAACACTAGACTTGTTAAGATTTCCAGCATTCTGTACCAATGTTTTTGCCTGTAATGCAACACCTAGATAATCTAATGGATTGCTTGCTGTTGCTAATAATCCATTTTCTCCAAATATTGTATTAGCCCCGTCAATTACTCCGCCTGGTCCAAAAAGATTTCCACTTCCGCCTATTCCAATTGGGCTAGGTGTAGTATCATAATATACCGGAGCGAATCCAACAGGACTTTTACCTCGAACAATCTTTCCTTTTTTATATACCACAGTCTCGTATGCTGTTTGCATTTTATTTGTTAATGTTCTACTATCTTCTTGGGAAACTGTATCGTGCGTCCATTCTGTAATCATAGGATTAACAAGAGTAATTTGCGTGAAATCTGCAACACCGTGCCCTTTGTGCATAACGTAGATATCAATGCTATCAAAGAATGGAATAGATTGAAAATTATCTAAACCATATGCATAATTGTACTGCTTATATTTTGTATCTCCAAATTCTGTTACTTTTGATTTACCAGAGATAGAACCATACACGCTGTCCATATAATAATATTGATAATAATTTTGCCAGAGATCATTTGTTATATCACTATTATCATCATGAAACTCTATACTAACAGGACTATAAGTTAATTTTGTTTGTACAACAGTTTTTCTATTATACTGATTTAGTGTTTCTGTTCCTGTACTAAATTTAGGAAGCTCTATTCTTTTAACTAATAATCCAACATCTTTCCTTCCTTTTTCTAGCCAACTTTTATCAATTACTGCGGATGGATTGATATTAAAATTAACAAAGTATAGAAAATTAACCTTAGGTGTTCGTGCATAATTATTACGAACATAAAGTCTGTCGGCGTGTTGGTAGTCTTTCATACTGGCATTGCCGCCAGAATCGCCAAGTATTCCACTTGCCGCACTACCTAAAAAATTTGTGAATGCATTACTCATAATAATATTTAGCCAATAAAAAAGCCTGGGGTTTAAGCCAGGCTTAGTAGAGCGTAATTGTTTAACCGCCGATAGCTAATGTACGTACTGTACGACCAACTGTTTCGCCGATTCCAACTGCATTTCCTGAAGAATCCACTTGTAGTGCATTGTCGTAACAGATTGATAGAGAAATGTCCATTGGATCTGTTGCGTTACTATAATCACCACCTTGGTATGTTGCTTGTTTAATCCAACATCCGTGATATTCAAACGCTTCTAATACAACTGGCTCATACGCTCCGTTGCCCCCGTCTAATATTTCAACACGCATTAGGAACTTATAATCAATACCAGATGCGGCACCTGACTGCTCAAAGAAGTCAAATTGTTTCTGCATCTGTTCACCAACTTTACGTGTTACTGCATTAGTCACATCATCACGTAATGTAAGTGTTGCATCTGTAAAACTATGTTTTCCTGCAAGTTTTACTGTACTATTGTAAACAGCTAACTTGATTTCATCAAAACTAATTACAGGACGAGTTACGTTCATAACCTGTTTAGTAAGTTCTGTTGCAGGTGTACCAGCTATGCCAAATCCGTCTAAGGTAACGCGGAAACGATATCTTAGTTTTGGCATCAACAAACCTTGAGTATTAGAACTCTGATCTGTCGAAAGCGGTACTGTAAATCTACTTAAATTTGAAATTGGCATTTAAATGCTCCTTGTTCTTTATTTATTAGGCGTTAGTTCCAGGAAAACCAGCACCTAAGTTTCCACTTGCAATAGCACCGGTGTTAAGTATACGCAATGGAATATAAATGAATTCAACTGCTTTAACTGGTTCAATAGCAATGTCTAACCATAGCTCTGAACGGTCTATTCTAGCTGGAGTATTATTACTTGTATCACATACAACAATAAAGTCGTAAAGAGCTCGTTGACCTACTAATTCAATCAATAGGCTTTCGGCAGCGGCTTTAATTTCTCTACGTGTTTGTGCGTCATTTGGTTCAAACAAGAATGGTTTAGATAATATACCTAACTGTCTACGTAAGTACGCAATTAAACGTGCAACATTAATACGATCTAATGCAGATGCTCCATTAGAACGAGTGTATTGACCAAAGTTAACAATGCCAACTCCAGGAATTGTAGCAATAGGATTAATTTCTACGCTGTGTAAAGTATCTCTCAATCCTTCATAAATTGCTGTAGTTTTAAATGATCCTGTGCTATCAATATAACCTACCGAAGTTGCATTATCAACAGTACCACGACGTGTACCAGCTGGAGCAAACCATTGATATGATTTAGCATCACTGTTTACAATTGTGCGTAGCATCATATGACTTGGAGGAACAACAATGTTATTTCCTTTGTTGTCAGTTGTATAACCACTTGGGTAGAACATAGACATATAATTGTCATAAGTTACTGCACCATCTTCACCGTTATCAAGCGCATTGGCAGTATTCTTACCCCAGTTGTACAATGTTGTTGCAGTTGGTGCTAATCTAAACGGAGTATCACCTACAACAAATGCTGTTTGACCTCTGTCTGTATTCAAAGCAACCATATTAGCAATGGTTTCCGTGTAACCAGGTGTTGCTATTAGATTATAAACTAATGTATCAGTATCACGGATATCTGTATTGGTATCAATTGTTGCTTTCATACGAGATACAATATAACCACGTTGTGCTAAACGACCAAATGTACCAACATTGTTATTATCATTAGGACTTACTGTTACCCAACGATCTGTATTATAACCAGACATTGGATCATTTTCATACATAATATTTTCGCCATTATTAGCAAGAATATTGATATAACCTGCTACATATTTCTTAATGTTAAATCCAGAGCGACGTAAATTCCATAAGCGTGTACCTCTTGGATACAATGCTGGATCAACAACATCTGGGTCTACATAATTGCTAACCAATAGATCAGCAATAGGAGTTACTGTTTCCATACTGTCTGCGCCTGCTGAGCTCCAACGAGCATCTGCAAATACCCATCCTGTAGGACTTGTATGATCTTCAACATCTTGTAGATCCCAGGTTAATGTAGAACCATTCCATATGTAAACATCTTTACCATAACGATCTATATCAGCTGTACTAACCCAAATATCGCCATCCATTAAGTCTGTGCCATCACTTTGTGTCATAGGTGCAGTTGCACCAACAATAGGACCATTAGGATCTGTGTCAGGGAAAGCATTTAAATACCCAGTCCATTGTGAACCATTGTGATACATAATGTCTACACTGCTTAAATTT